TTATTGTTTTAGAGAAGTATTAACTATGATCCATTCCTTACCTCTGTCATCATTATATTTTTCTGTCATTGCTTGAGATTTATGACCTAAGAGTTTTTGAGTGTCTATTCCTTGAGCTCGATAAAGGCGCTCTGAAAGAGAACGTTGTTCATGAAATGTTGGCGCAGTGCCCTCCGTCCATGTCAGCCCACAGTGATTCCTGGCCTTTTTGAACGTCGTTGTAATAGAGCTGGCAGAAACCTTATCACCTCGGACGGCCTGCGAGGTTGAGCGGCGGAAATGGACCAGATATTTACTCACAACAGCGTCCCGGCATTGAGCGATAACCTCTCTGAGTGAAATACCAATTGCCATACACCTCAAGCTTAGAGGGATGGCAACACGGCAGCCGGTTTTCTCCTGGGTAACATGCAGCATGTCGTCCCAAATGTCCGAAAATTGCATATTAGAGATATCGCCTATGCGCTGGCCGGTGACCAGAGCTAATAGCATTGCGCACTGAAGATAGGGTGGGTGATCCTCTGCAGCGCTGAATATGGCCTGCCACTCATCTAGTGACAGACGCTGACGTACAACCCGGTTACGCGGCTGTTTAGTGGCCTGTGCTGGGTTGTAGCCGGGGGGAACGTGCCCAGCGTGCTGGGCCTCTTTGAACACATCAATGATCGCCATTCTTACTACCTGAGCCATTCGGTTATGGCCTTCGGCTTTAACAGCATCGACTATCTCCGCGACCTCTAACGCCCCAACGTCCTTTAAATACATCATCCCGCAATTCCGACGTAACAATTCGACAGGCTTCTTTTTCTGCTTCACGGAATTTATTTTTATTTCGCCTGACTCAAGACGCTCTTGCTGTATTTCAAGGTAACGATCAAGCCAGGTCGTGACGGTGATAAATTCCCGCGACTCCCGCATTTTTGCGATCTTCTCGTTAACGCTGAGTATTTGACGGGTCCGCTGTTCTGCAATAATGGCGTTTGCTTCATTTGCGACCTGCTTCGCTTCATCGGCATTGGTTCCCAGGCTGTGAAATTTGCCAGTGATAGGGTGCTTATATTGCCAATACACACGACCAGTGCGTTTATCCAGCTTTGAATAAAGGTTGGGGATTGTAATGTTATGGGTGCGCGGTCTTGCAGCCATCCTCGATAATCCTTCTCAATTTTGGGTTTGCTGTCGGTGCTAATTTCGGTGCGGCGAGAATCCCGGTAAATCGCGCCTCGCGATCAATCATCCATTTCCGCCCAACCTTTACCGCTGGTGGAGCCATCATTCTGCCTTTTGCATACGCCTTCAAAGTGCGGGCGCTTGGCGCTTCATTTCCAAATTCATCTTTAGCCCAATCCTCAAGGCTCACCATTCTGGACATAATCAAACCTCATTAACGGACATAATTATTCCGCCATAACAATTAGCGCAGGGCCATTACTGCTTCCATCAACTCCATGAAACACTTTTGCGTGTTTACCTTCCTGATAGCCGAGATATTTAGCATTAGAGGGCTTATCAGCATCTTTGATGTTACGGGCCTTTGCTTCACACATGCCTTCATCTCTCAGCTTCTCCGCGTAGGCGCTCATCTTGGCTTGCTGCTCTTCATCGATGACCAGTTCTTTCACTGCGTGATAGGCACCAGAGGCCCAGCCCTCACAAAACTGGTCAGCTAATGCCGCCTTACGTTTTGGGGCAAGCCAACTCTCGCAGTAACTATTCATGAAACTTTTTCGAGCTTGCTTAATCTGGCGTATTAGGACGTCAAAAATGTACGCAGCTGCGATATCACGCCCATCCAGGCCATAGAACTTAACGACGCGCTTATAGCGGTTGCTTGGGGTTACTCTCCAGCTCAAAAGACATTTAACACCGAAGGCTTTTTCGATGGTTTGAGTAAGGTAGATCATGTAAAGAGGTAGTTTCTCTGCATCACTTGGAGAGCTTTTGCTATCGCTGGTGCTGATTTCAGAGAACACGACCTCTGATTCACTCAGGCCATGCTCACGCATGAATGCCTGCGCTTTTGACATGGCACTGGCGGCTTCTGCAGGGCTAGTGGTGTTCTCTGCCAGGCGCATGAGTTTCTGGATTTTGGCGAGGTATTTCTTTTTGGCTGCGGCGTCCATTACTTATCATCCTTACCGGTGAGGAGTTGGTTGGCGTAGGCGAGCAGTTCATCGCTCAGCTCTGCTGCACCAGATGAACGTAATTCGGCATCCTCATGACTGATATCGTGAGCATCCATGACACAATCTGGGTCACACAATGCGCTGCATGAATTCAGGGCATTAGAAATTGCCTCAGCCCGTACAGAGTTGAGATAGACGTCGGTGTCTGGGGCTTGAATAGCTGACAATGCTCGATTGCGGTGTTTACGATCTAGTACGGCAGCTTCAGGTTTGAGAATGTCACGTAGTACCTGCGCCTTTTCCTGATTCTCAGCTGCTAACTCGTCACGCTCTGCCTTAAGAGCAGCGTAGCGTTCATAACTTACATAACGACCTGCCTTATGCTCTAACATTCCCCGCAAACCATTATGGGAATAACGTTTAACTTCACTCATTCCTGACTCCTTAACCCATACATTCCATGTAAATCCCGTTGGCAATCAGTTGGGCACGTCTCCTGCTGAGCAGGGCGAGAACATAAATGCGAGCGGGGTGGGGTCAGTCTGGTGCGCGTGGTGCGTTTCAGGTTGAGCTGCGAAACCAGCCTCGGTGTGTAATCGCCAGGGGTGTTACAGATGAGGCGTGGTTGGGGGTATTCGTCAAACATTTCAGTAATCAGGTCGTCAATGTCCTGGATCATAATCATTTCCTCGATTATGGCTGGTGGGCTACTGCAATAACCCACTGCCGTTTCTCCACACTAAAAAAATTTTGTGAGAGGGGCGTACACTCAGCGGAGCTGAGAGTGTCATTCCTCAACGCAGTTCTATGGCAAAACGGATGTTCGCATTTACGGACGGAGCGGTCAATAAAATAAGTTCGTTTTTACGGACGCGGGCGGGTGGGGCCGTTTTTACGGCCATTTATGAGGTGTCTATTGAAAGGGGCTATGGCAGTTTTGTCTGGACTGATACGCCAGTTGCAACGATTTGAGAAAGTGATTCTAACTCAATGGTTTTATAACCAGAATTTACGGGGGCGAGATATGCGCTCGGGCCATCGATCACTAACCGTTTAATCACCGCTGCATTACCAACGTTTGCCAAAACAATTTGACCTGATTTGGGCGTTGTATCGGGATCGAAAATGACTATAGCTCCCTCTGGTATGAGGCCAGCCATTGAATCATTGTCCATTTCTACAGAGAACGCATGGGGGGATACGTCATCAGTAACGGTGGTCCATTTTGAAAATTTGGGATTTTGAATCATTAGATTTCTCCAGTCCCCCGCCTGCGACAGCGAGATTAGAGGGATTCTCTGGACTGGCCTTTGATCCATCTCAGCCCTGTTACTCCTTTGTGAGTAGTTCCCGCCATTTATTAACCAAGTTTCCGTCACGTTTAGAATACTGGCTAATTTGGGAATATGTGTTGCGGAAGGGTTATTGTTGCCATTGACCCACTGGCTCACCGTACTTTTTGAAGCTCCGGTTCCAGCTACAAGATCTCTACTGCGCAGATTGAGTTCCTGCATCCTACTCACAATCCGATCGCTTATGGTTTGATGAAATGGCTGCTTCATTGCTGTCCGCTTTTCTGAACTATCAAAGTTTGAATTATTGACCAGACCGCATCCGTTGACTTAAACTCAATTTGTTCGCTTTTACGGATGAGAGGGTTATGAATAAATCAGAGGTTTTAAGCTATTACGGTGGAGTTACAGCAACTGCGCGATATCTAAACATCGCGAAGTCCAGCGTTAGCGGGTGGTCAGACCCAATCCCATGGAAATTTGCGCTGCTGTTATCCGAAGTTACAAACAACAAGCTTAAGTTCGTTTCCAGTGATTATCCCGAACTGGTGCCGCTTTTTGAACCACAGCCGGGGGTGGAACAGCGTGGGTAATGAACCGAAATGGAAAGCAGAGCGCCAGCCTGCGTGGCTGATTACTGCAATCCGCAAAACTATCGCCGGTCTGGCTGGTGGATATTCAGAGGCCGCTGAGATTCTGGATGTTACCGAGGACGGCGTTCATAACAGGCTGCGCAATGGTGGCGATCAGCTGTTTCCAATTGGCTGGTCGATGGTATTGCAGCAGGCAGCTGGTAGTCATCACATCGCAACAGCCATAGCGAAAACCTCTGGCGGCGTGTTCGTGCCACTACCGGATGTCGAGCTTGTGGATTACGGCGATATAAATCAGCGACTGCTGGAAGCGATAGAACAGATTACCCGGTACTCACAGCAGGTGAGGGCAGCCATTGAGGATGGAGTGGTTGAACCGCACGAACGCGAAATTATCGACGAGGAGCTACACCGTGCCATTACCAAATTACAGGAGCACACGACGCTCGTTTACAGGGTTTTTTGTGTCCCAGAAAAGTGAAAGCGCCAGGTTGCAGCCCGGCGCTTTCGGCGACTACATCAATTAGTGTGGAGAAATAATCGCGTGAATAATTTAAACAGATCCCCGGATTTTCCGCAATTCCGGTGCCTGCCCATGACAGGCGGGACCAGCCAGCAGCCATTCCGTTATTCACTCAATTTACCTGATGGTCCTCAAACCGTTAACCACAGTTTCGTTGAGTGGGCTGTGGGTAACGCCAATGAAAAACATCGCAAATCAGAGGGCTAAATGCCCCAGCTATCAGACGAAGTTATTCAGCCGTGGGTTGCGCGCTATGCCGACCCACGCGGTGTGATTGTTGAAACCATAGGCGTTGATGTAACGAATAACCGGGTGCTGTTCAGGCGTCCAGGCTATCCGTACGTCTGCGTCCAGCCCCGTAATATATGGGGTCAGAAGTTCAGGAGAGTTAGTGATGAGCGTTAAATTGTCTGCATACGTCTGGGACGGTTGCGCGGCGTCAGGTATGAAAATCACCAGCGTGGCCATCATGGCGCGCCTGGCTGATTTCTCCAGCGATGAGGGCATCTGCTGGCCCTCAATTGCCACCATAGCCCGTCAGATTGGTGCAGGCTCTAGCACTGTACGCACCTCGATACGCAAACTGGAAACGGATGGCTGGCTGACAAGTACTACACGGCGCAAAGGCAACCGTAACACGTCGAACATGTACCAGTTGAACGTCAGGAAACTGCGTGAGGCTGCCTATGCTCACCAGCCAGATTCTGACGCGTCAGAATCTGACACATCAAAATCTGACGCGTCAAAATCTGATGCACCAAGTTTTGACCCCTCAAATTTTGACCCATCGGAATCTGGCAAAAATCCGGGTTTTCACCCGCCAGAATCTGGCGACGATCCGTCAGTAAATTCAAAACAAGAACCATCAGATAAAAACACTGTTTGTCCGGACGCTTCGCTACCGGACGAAGCGCCTGTGGATAACCCAGATGAATTCCTGGCTCGTTATCCCGATGCGGTGGTGTACAGCGAGAAAAAACGTCACTGGGGCAGCCATGAGGATTTGAAGTGCGCCGAATGGATTTGGGGGCAGGTTACTCGCCTCTACGAACAGGCCGCCGAGACTGATGGTGAACTGGCAAAACCCAAAGAGCCTAATTGGGCCGCGTGGGCTAACGACGTGCGCCTGATGTGCTCACAGGACCAGCGCACTCACTACCAGATTTGCAAGATGTTCAGGCGCGTCCAAAGCGATCCATTCTGGTGCCGGAACATCCTCAGCCCGTCAAAACTCCGCGAAAAATGGGATGAGCTTGTGCTCAGGCTTGGCCCTGTTCAGCGGTCAATCACAGACATTTCACCAGTCGATTACGCCACCCCAGCAGGGTTTCGCGGATATTAAGGGATTTTAAAAATGACTACGCTATCGAAAATTTACGACAACAAATCTAAAACGGAAACGAACATCACTACCCGAAAAACCTACCTGCTGGGCGTTGATGAACTCTATGTCGAAATTGGTTACAACATCCGCGAAATAGATCAGACCCACGTCGAAGAATTCCGCGATGCCTACATCGCTGGTGAGCATGTGCCTCCGCTCGCTGTGCAGGTAACAGAGCGGGGCATAAAAATCATCGATGGCCATCACCGTTACTACGGGGCCAAATTGGCACAGGAGGCGGGTTATGAAATCCGTCTGGAATGCAAAGACTTCATAGGCAGCGAGGCGGACCGTATCGCCTTCATGGTCACGTCCAGCCAGGGACGCGCACTGGAACCACTGGAGAGAGCAACTGCATATCAGCGCCTGATCAATCAGGGATGGGAGCCGGTTCAGATTGCCAAAAAAGTAAAACGGTCGATCACTGACGTTGAAAACCACCTGGCACTGCTGACGTCTGGTGATGAGCTTATCGCACTGGTTAAAAACAAAGAGGTTGCCGCCACCACTGCCGTCGCCCTGGTGCGGGAACACGGCGCGGCAGCTGGCAGAGTGGCAAAAACGGAGCTGGAAAAGGTCAAAGCAGCGGGCAAGAAAAAGCTGACCAAAGCCGCCGCCATGACGCACTTCAGTGCCAAACAGTCTCGCCAGCTGGTGGAGCTGTTAGCCAAACATTGTCAGGCAGATGAGGGAGAGGAGGGCGCATGCGTCACACTGACGTTTGAAACTGACCTGCAGGTGGCTGAGATGATGGATATCATTCAGGCCGCCAGAGAGCATTACGGCGTTACTGCCTCAGCCAGCAAACAACACCCAGCACCAGCTGAGCCAGAGAGCGCCGACGGTGATGACTTGCCACTGCTGAAAAGTGACATTCTGGAACAGAGTGGCGTGGAGGTGTGGGCCTGCGTTCAGGCGGCGTTCAAAATGAAACATGAGTACACCTACGCAGAGTCTAAATACGCGCACACTTGGGCAGCAGACTCCGTAGAACATCCTGAGAATATCGTTGTCCCGCAGGACACCATCCAGACAGCCCTGCGCCTCATCCAGCAGCACCAGGACGAACAGGCGATCAAACATTGGTTATGTGAGCAGCATGATGAGCCAGAGGTGGCGGCAGAGCAGTTGCCGCGGTTCTCAGCTGTGTTAATTGATTTACGCCAGTATCATCCATGCACAGTTCAGGAGTTCATCGAGCTGGTGGAGCAGACTAACCGTGATTGCTGGTCCAGTTACCGCATGCTACGTCAGACAGTCCGCGAGGCTGCCGGTCAACTGACCATCCCAGACATGGGAGAGCCTGAATGAGCCCGACCATCATCAATCCATCCTACAACATGACCCTGGATGCCTGCCCGTTCTGTAACGGCGTGGCCCAGCTACAGGCGGACGTGGACGACACGTATTTTTTGAGCTGTAGCAACCTGCAAAGCGTGGTAATACCGCTCATCCTGCCATTCAGGAACAAATCAGATGCAGTCAGAGCATGGAACCGGCGTTCAACGCCAGTAGTTGCAGACCCGGTTCTACACTTACACATAGAACCAATGCTGATTAAACGGAGTGAGAGCATGACTAAAATGACTTGCAAAATCAATAAATAAAAAGCTTTGATATTGATATTACTTATTAAAAATCAACTGGTTAGGTTGTCCGCAAGCCGCTGTTTATCTACCGAAAATATTGCACTCATGAAACATTGAAAACAAAGACAATCTGGTTTAAAGTATCTTTATGCCAACGACTAGGAGAATCTCCAGTCAAAAATGTTGGCCTCTACAAGCCTTTATATAGTGTTGCTCTTGTACTACCTTCTTCTTTGATATTTGAAGAAGGTATGTACAAGAAGTAAGGGTTTTCTACAGCTACAGCTACAGCTACAGTTGAGTCAGATATAAATTAGCACCATTCAAGCCATGAAAACCAGCCAAGCAAGAGTGACAATACTACGTCTAGGGCTGTGAAATTGTATATTTATAGCCTACGTTGACACTTCCCTTTTTCCGACGCGAAATAAAAGTCTATTAAATAATGAAAGCCCTTACTCTAGAAAAAGCTTTTAGTATCGCCTTCTTCGAAAAAGACACTTTTGAAAATTTCCTTACGTTCGAACCACTATCTCAAATAAAGTTTAGCTCTAAGAACGAGAGGTTAATTACTGAACCTGGTTCCAAGCTTAAAGAATACCATAAGTTCATAAATGAATTTATTTTTTCTTATTTAAAAGTTAATAAAGATGTGGTTTTTTCTTACAGAAAGGGTGCTAGCACATATGAAGCAGTGAAGCTTCATGCAAAAAGTAGGGTGTTCTTTAATACTGACATAAAAAGTTTTTTTCCTTCTGTAAGTCGTGAGTATGCCCGCTACGTATTAGATGATAACTCTTCTTCTGTACCTATCACAGATTTTTCATCATATATTGAAAAAATTTTAGATTTCATAATTATTGATGATGCTTTACCTGTCGGTTTTTCAACATCACCGTCATTTAGCAATGCCTGCCTGTATCATTTTGATCTTGGAATGCAAAGTTATTGTTTCGAAAAAGGGTATCTTTATACAAGATACTCTGATGATATTATTATATCTTCAGAACATGAACTTGATGATGACATATATGCTGTTGTAAGTGGTTTTTTAAATAAACTAAGCAGTGCTAACTTCGAGCTAAACCCATCAAAGACCAAGCTGATTAGAAAAGGAAGTAAAATTAAGTTGCTTGGAATGGTGATTTTGCCTACTGGAGTTGTTACTGTTGACATCAAAGTTAAAAGAAAGCTTGAGCACTTGATTTACTTCTACTTAAATGATAAAGAAAAATTTGTTGACTCTGTAAAAAAAGAATCAGGTAATAAGCAGAAATATTTAAACGAAGGCGAGGTTCTGGATAAGGGAATAAGTATGGTATCTGGTCTTTTAAATCACGTAAACACGGTTGATAAATCTTATCTTGATAAGTTGAAGAAAAAGTATGGCAATACTATTGTAGACTTATTCTTCCACAAAAATCTAAATTAGAAATATTATGAAAGTTGACATTGAAATAAATAAAATACAGCACATTAAAAGTCTGAAATTTTCAATAGATCTTTCTGAAAATAAGCTTACATGCATAGTAGGTAAAAATGGTACTGGTAAAACAACATTAATTAAAGCTATTAAAAACCTTCAGTCGTCTGACACCTTCTTTAAGACATCTTCGAGATACATATTCAACAGTGAAAGCAGTATTGTATATAGGATCAACGAAGAGGAAATTGTTTTTAATTACGATGAGGTTTTGAAGTTTATTGATACTAGACAGGTGATTCCTGCAGAGATAAAAGCAAATCTTTATGTTGAGTTGCCAATACCACATGGTATGAGATTCAATAACTTCCCGGTTTTGAGCAAAATGGATAGTGAATTAAGGAAGAGTATTGCTTTTGAGACTTATAATATCCCAGGTGATTTAATAGAAATTCTCAATGAGGTTTATCAATCCAAAGCCTATAGCAATTTAAAGTCATTTTCAGTAAAAAATGAAAAGTATTACTTTAGGTTGAATGATGATAATAAATATATTAGGGAGGATTACTTCAGCTCAGGTGAGTATTTTATAATTAACCTTTTTCGTATGATCGAACATAGGCTTAAGTTTATAGTTATTGATGAAATTGACATCTCGTTAGATTCTTCAGCTCAAGTCCACTTAATAGCTGTGCTAAGAAGATATTGTGAGCACCATAAGGTAAATATTGTTTTCACTACACACTCTTTAGCTTTAATGGAAACATTGAGCGATTCAGAGTTGTACTATATGTGTGAGGGTGAGGCTTGCACAACAATCACAAACCGATCCTATAACTATATCAAAAGCACATTATTTGGTTTTAGAGGTTGGGATAGGTATATTCTTACCGAAGATGAAGTTTTGCAAAACTATCTTGAATATGTTATCGATAGTGAAAATAATGATTATTTTTATAAATATAAAATAATATACGTAGGTGGAGGGAGTAATGTTATTGACTTGATGAATCGCAATAAAAGAGAGTTATTTTTAAGTGAGCAGCAAAATGTAATTTCTGTTCTCGATGGGGATCAGAGAGCTTTGAAACATGCTCAGGGTGCGCAGGTTTTATGTATTCCATTTGAAAGCGTTGAAAAGGATTTTTATCAGGCTTATCTGAGCGATGAAACAATTCCCCGGGTGAATATTAAGGGTAATGATAAACATGATAAACAGGCTTATCGAGGCATAGTTAAAACTTGGAATAATGGATGGGACGAGAAAAGAGTTTTTTGTTATCTGGAAGCACTAAAACCCGAACTATGTGCGTCTTTTAGACAAAAGATACGTGACTTTCTGATGCCCTGAATCATTCTTTTTTTAATATTAAAAAAATCTAAGTTTTCTGCTATTTTTCTAATTGATTTAGTGGCTTTTTTTAATGTAAGTAATAGCGTAAATTCATTCGTTAATATACAATATGCGCAAATTGGTAAAGTGACTTAGGCAATTCTAAAGATTTTAACCTTCCCTCCACTTTTAATAAGGTGTAATTTTATAAAGCCAAGTGTAAGATATTAATCTAGCAATATGACTCTGTTATCGGTCAGCGTTTGCAGACGTTATCGATAATGAATAATCATTGGTCCGGCTGAATAATGCCAGATTAATTCAAAAAGCCATGTGTGGAGATAATAATGCGTGACATGTCACGATCAAAAGCTGTGGGAGAGTTAGAGCTGAGAACGCTGGAGCGTGTCTGGATTCAGGGTAAGCTAAAAATGTGGGGCCGCTGGTCCGCAATCAGTGAGTGTCTTGTAGCGCCGGACATGTTCAAAAAACTTTTGAAGAAATACGTTATCACGCAGAACGATCTAAGCAATGTCCTCAAGAAGCTGAAAAGAATAGGCTGCTCGAAAGAATTAGAGGCATGGGTTGAAAACATGATGCGGGAAAGCCTGCGCTCAAGCCTGACATTCTGTACAGATGACGAAGCGTTGGCAATGGATAGAATTATCGCCAGCGTTCTTATTAACGATCAACCGTTGCGCCATCTTGTTGAGAGGCATTACCGCGACAGGGTGAGTATGCGTGATCTTGCTGATGAGCTTAATGTGAACCACCCCGATTGGAGTTACTCAACTTGTCGACGCCGTATAAAAACATGGTTGTCAGTTGCTGAATATATGCTTTACCAGCCGATGAATGATGCCTTCGAATTAAACGCCAAAAGATTTTACTTGAATAGTGAGCCAGTGACTGATTAAATAAGTGTATGCTTCGCACGATTGCATCCGCAAGCAACCCCTTCTTTAAGACCCGCCTCCGAGCGGGTTTTTTTATTCTTGGTTTTTACCTGTCTCTATCTGTGAAATAAATGTGATGCAAAAAATAACGATGCCCGGCGTTGAATTATTCAATGCCGATTGTTTGCGCGTGCTGAAAACCATGCCAGACGATTCAGTTGACCTGATTGTTACCGACCCCCCGTATTTCAAAGTGAAGCCTGACGGGTGGGATAATCAGTGGAAAGGGGATGAAGATTATTTGAGGTGGCTGGATTGCTGCCTAGCGGATTTCTGGCGGGTTTTAAAACCCAACGGGAGCATCTACCTGTTCTCAGGGCATCGACTCGCATCTGATATCGAAATCATGATGCGCACCCGGTTTAACATCCTTAACCACATCATCTGGGCTAAGCCTGATGGACGCTGGAAGGGCTGCAATAAAGAAAGTCTCAGATCATATTTCCCCGCGACTGAACGTATACTGTTTGCGGAGCATTATCAGGGGCCGTACAAGCCAGACGCCTATTCTCGAAAATGTGATGAGTTGAAGCAGCAGGTGCTGACGCCTCTGATTGATTATTTCCGTAATGCCCGGTCAGAGCTTGGTGTAACTGCTACACAGATTGTTGCGGCAACAGGTAAGAAGAACATGGTTTCGCACTGGTTCGGCGGCAGTCAGTGGCAGCTACCCAATGAGGCCGATTACCTCAAGCTGCAGGCTCTATTCACTGACATAGCTTTTGCGCGCCATCAATCAGGAACGTTAGCCAAACCGCACCACCAGCTGGCGGACACGTATTACTCACTGAACCGTAAATATCTGGAGCTGCTGAAGGAGTACAAATCCCTGCGCCGGTATTTCGGCGTCACTGCAGCGGTTCCCTATACAGACGTATGGACACATAAACCGGTTCAGTTTTACCCCGGCAAACACCCATGTGAAAAACCCGCAGACATGCTGGAGCAGATCATCAACGCCAGCAGCAGGCCGGGTGATGTGGTGGCTGATTTCTTCATGGGGTCAGGGTCAACGATAAAAGCGGCAATAAAGCTGGGCCGTTTTGCAATTGGAGTTGAGCTGGAAGAGGAACGATTCCGGCAGACGTTTAGCGAACTGAATCAGCTAACTGAGTAAATCAGAATTTATTAATTATTAAGAGGGACCGCTAATGGCTGAGCCATTAAGCACCGGCGCTACGGCAACCGTAGCTGGCTGGGGCATTGTCACGTCTGCGCTGGTGGGTTTTATCACCTCTGTAGATTACTCAATCGCGTTTGGAGCGTTTGCCGGGTCGATGTGCTTTATCGTCACCGCCAGTAACCTGACGCGACGACAGATATTTGGTTATTTCCTGTTTGGCTATGCAGCTGGCGTATTCGGGGCCGGATTTGTAGCGGACAAAGTAGAGGACTATTTCGATTATCGGGAAAAACCACTTGATGCACTGGCGGCTGTCGTAATTTCCGCTGCTGCGGTGCAGGGCTATTTCTGGCTGAAAAACGGTGGCGTCTCAAAATTGCCATTTGTTAAAAAATGGCTGGGGGAGAAATCATGATTAGTAGTGATTTCCTGACAGTGATTGATGTCGCCATCTGTGCGGCTATTGCGTTGCGGCTGATGGCGTTCAGCAAAACAGGGCGAACACATAAACGCGGTGTTTCATGGATAGCTGCGGGTCTGATTCTGTTTTATGGCAATTTTGCATTGCTATGGATGTTCGGGCAATACCACGCCAGCGGCTGGCCGGTAGTTGTAGCGAACGCGCTGATCTGCGCGGCTGTATTTGCGGCGCGAGGTAATGTCGCACGCATTGTTTCATACCCACCACGGAGTAAAGGTGATGAGTAAAATCATTGAAATCCTCAATTTTGAGGAGGGCTACCGCGAGGCTCCCTATTGGGACACCCGCAATTTTCCGACCGTTGCCGGTGGTATCAGGATTGGGCCGCAAAACGCGCCAATCAATCAGTATCAGTTTACCGTACCGCGCCCTGTTGGCGACGTCTGGAAACAATGCCTGGTAGATGCCAAAACCGCCTCAATGAATCGACAGCCCGCAATTGTGGCCGCGCTGGCGCAGTGTAACGACGCACGCCGCGACATTCTCTGCAGTATGGCCTATCAGATGGGCGTAACAGGTTTGGCTGGTTTCATTAACACACTGGGTATGATTGCACGCGGTGATTTTGCCGGTGCAGCTGGTGGAATGCTGAATAGTCTGTGGGCGCGGCAGACACCTGACCGCGCTCGCCGCCATGCTGAGGTTATGCGCACCGGCACCTATGACGTCTACAAAGGTTTGGTCTGATGCAAACGCTATTAACCGGGCTGGTAGTAGTTGTCGGGCTGGTACTGGCTGCGTTTGGTCTGGGCCGGAGCAGAGGCAAAAACGTAGCTGAAACCTCAGCAGCAGCTGAGCGGGCATCTGTTCAGGCTGAGAAATCAGAAAAACACATTGAGGTGCTGAAAAATGCTGTCGATGTTCAGCAGGATATTAACAGCCTGCCTGATGCTGCTGTGTCTGAGCGGCTGCGGCAACGGTGGCGACGCGAGGGTGACTGATACCGGCTGTGAGTGGGTGCGCCCTATCTATGTCAGTGACCATGATATTGACGTTATGAGCGCCCCAACACAGCGTTCAATCCTTTCTCACAATGAGACTTGGGAGAGAGTTTGTGTCAATTCCAGACTTTCAAATAAATTACAACCTGCATCAACAAGAATCCTCGGCAAGTAAGTGAGAAAAAGTTGAAGTGATTAGATATTTGAAGTCGTGTATTATTGTCCTTGTAAACTATTAGGGGCAAAAAATGGACGCAGACTTAATATCTTTCGAAACACTAATTGCTACTCGTGACTCTGCATATTGGGTTATGTGGGGTGCTATAGCAACTGGTATCGCAGCAATAAGTTCAATTATCACATTGTATTTTGCATTCGCTGCTTTAAATACTTGGAAGGTCCAAGAAAAGACGAAAATTAAAAGCGAATTAAAGCGTTCATTGTTCGCTTTGGATTACGCTATTCACATGATGCCTGATGACTGGAATGCAGCTAAGGCGGCAATGATACAAATGAATGCATCATCCTTCCTTGCCACACAAGGTAGCGATAAGACGTCGGCTGCATATGGTGAACTGAAGAAACGATGGCATAATGCATTGTCAGCGTGGGTGATGTGTGAAGGTTTGTTATTTGAAACTGAGCTTACTGGTTTGTGGAATGAACTGTCTAACATTTATATAGAATATATCCAAGGTCGGACTAATAAGGTTGAGATTCTTCAAAAATTATCTGAAATGCATAAAATTAAATTTATTTTTGACTAAAGATAATTTAAGAATTCAACCGCCTTTGGGTGGTTTTTTATTAGTATGAAAGTATCGCTCATGAAGTCGATTTTGGGGCTGCCTCGCGCCTGTTGGCGCGCTCAAGCTTGAATACGTGTCGGAGCAAAAAGAGTAAGATGCTCTTCACCGAAAAGAGGAGATCAGCCATGAAGTTGAAGCCTAGATTTCAGGATTACACGGAAGCAGAGTTTACGGAGTTAGTTGCTAAGATTTTCAGTGCTGAAGGTGGTGAAAAGTACCAAAACGAGTTGCTAGAGAACTTCATCACTGTCAGCGAGCACCCTGAAAGCTCTGATTTGATTTACTACAATTACGACGAAGACCTGACTCCAGAGAAAGTTGTTGCTGAAGTGCGAGAATGGCGGAAGAGCCAAGAGTTACCCGATTTTAAGACGTAATCATCACAAGGCGCATTTATGAGTGTTCTTGATGATGGATTGAATTGGCCTAAGTGATGATTTAACGTTTCATCTCGTTAAACATTAGAGGCTAAACGTTATGTCTAAACTGACATTGGAGCGAGTCTTGCAATACCGCAATGGTGATGGAGAAATGACGCGATATGAGATCTTCAAAAATGATGGGGATTCAGCGGACAATATAGAATTAATCACCGTTTATAGAGAAACAGATATTTCCGGCCATAAGCTCTGGGTGAGAACAGATGACGAGGTATCTCTTGAGCACCTAGCGCCTCAGCAAAATACGGGCTTCCCTACAATGGTCATGGATTCTTTAAAACGCGGCTATGGTCGTCAAATATCCTTTGCAATAGACGAGTGCAGTAAGCACTGGTCGAAGCATTACGCATAACCGCCTACGGGCGGTTTTTTAATGGAGCAACCAATGATTTTAACACCCGATGCCACTGTCATTGGTGGCACCAATATGTCGGGTATATCAGTACCCGACGCTATCGTTATTGGCGGTCAGAATAAACCACCAGCCGACACGATATTCATCCAGAACGATAGCAACAAAACACCCACATCACCGTGGTATGTCACTCAGGTAGACAGCACGCATTACACGATGCTGAATGCCACCGCCCCTAAAGGATGGCAATACCTCGGCGCGTTTTTAGTCAGCGGTGAGACCGGCGCTCAAATCGGGCGCGCAGACGGCGCGGTCTGGACGATATCTAACCCCAGTATGGTGCAGCATATAAGCACGTCTGCTGGTGGTCAGGCGGCTGTCAGTATCCTCACTGCCGGAACATGCACGCTGACAGTTACGCTGCGCGACATGGTTTCAACGCTGGTGATAACCGCCGTCTAACAGCCAACCCAATTAATTAGAGGTAGCTATGTCTGAGTCATTAACCATAACGCGAGCGCCCGTCCAGATAACGGATGGCACGAACAGCGGCCACGTAACAGTAGATGATGGGTTTATTGAGTATGCCGATAGTGCAGATTCAATCGCCTGGCATCAGGCCGGACGCGTCTTGAATGTATACGCTCCATGGGTGGTATGGCTGCGCGTTGCATCTGGCACAGAGGCCGAAGTGGTAGTAACTAAACGCGCAGGTTAAGCCCATGCAAACCGACCAGTTAAACCGACCACGACCACCACAAAGTTTTTTGAATGAGTTAAACCCCCATATCAGCCTGATCCCTGCCAATGAAATTCATGAGTGGATGACTGAACACATCCTCAGTGAAGAGGGGGCACTCCACAATCCTGAACATCTCCATCTACAGCATGCCGATATTCGGTTTATGTGGGCATCGACCGCCTTCACTAAACGCGGCAGAACTGTACTGGGTCAGGCTGAGGAGATCACCATGCGGGCAGGTGGCTGGCAGAAGGCGCGCATGCAGCAGCAGATGCATGAATGGTTCGGGTATGTTCCTCGCTTTATCATAACACTGGCTGCGGACTACTGCTGTGAATGCAGTGACCTCGACTTCTGCGCTCTCGTTGAGCATGAGCTTTATCACATAACACAGGCGCGGGATGAATTCGGCGCGCCAAAATTCAATTCAGAGGGGCGGCCAGTTATGACAATGCGAGGGCATGACGTTGAGGAGTTCGTTGGCGTTGTTCGCCGATATGGTGCCAGCGCTGACGTTCAGCAATTGGTGGAAGCCGCAAGTCAGCCCGCTGAGGTGGCACAGCTTAATGTAGCCAGAGCCTGTGGAACGTGCCTGATGAAACTGGCGTAAATTTTAGAATGCTTTGGAAGAATGGTGAAATATGGCTGCATTAAAATCAGAGGTGAAAGCCTTCATCATTCAGTCACTTGCATGCTTTGATTCGCTAGCGATTGTTGCTGAGGCCGTCCAAAAACAATTTGGCATTAAAGTCACACCCCAACAGATTGAATCACATGATCCTACAAAGGCCAGCGGCAAGGGGCTTGCAAAAAAGTGGGTCGATCTGTTTAACAGCACACGCGCCCGGTTTCAGACCGAAATATCTGACATCCCGATTGCCAATAAGTCCTACCGGCTACGCACGCTTGATCGCATGATGAATAAGGCCGAAAAAATGCAGAATCTTGCGCTGGCCGCATCACTGATGGAACAGGCAGCCAAAGAGGTTGGGGAAGCCTACACCAATCGGCAGAAGTTTGAGCACACCAGCCCCGATGGCAGCATGGCATCAAAACCAACCATGATTCAGCTTTTACCCGTTGAGCCTAAGCATGACTGACGCCGTACAACTTCCAATTCCCGCTAAACTTGCCCCCTTTTTACTGCGGTAGGTAAACGCTATCGCTGTTCACATGGTGGGCGCGGCAGTGCAAAGACACGCACGTTTGCCTTGATGACAGCCGTAAGGGCATATCAAGCGATGATGAACCGTGAGAGCGGCGTGATCCTTTGTGCTCGTGAGTTCATGAACTCACTGGAAGAGTCGAGCATGCAGGAGGTTAAGCAAGCGATCCTTTCCGTGCCCTGGCTGGCGTCCAACTTTGACATTGGTGATAAATACATCCGCACCATCGACAAAACGGTGACATACGTTTTCTCTGGTCTGCGGCACAACCTAGACAGCATAAAGTCAAAGGCACGCATCCTGCTTTGCTGGGTAGATGAGGCTGAGTCAGTCAGTGAAATCGCCTGGCAGAAGCTTAGCCCGACAGTCCGTGAAGAAGGTTCGGAGATTTGGGTCACGTGGAACCCAGAGCGCGACGGCAGTGCTACCGATAAGAGGTTCCGCAAAGAGGCTGGTGACGACTGCATAACTGTAGAGATGAATTACACGGATAACCCCTGGTTTCCTGACGTGTTGGAGGGCGAGCGCCAGAACGATGAGCGCCGTCTCGATCCGGCAACTTATGCTTGGGTATGGGAGGGCGCATACCTCGAAAACTCAGACAAACAGGTGCTGGCTGGCAAATATCGTGTTGCTGAGTTCTCAGACAATTTGTGGAAAGAGGCGGAGCGGCTTTTCTTTGGTGCTGACTTCGGTTTTGCCAAAGACCCCAACACATTGATGCGCTCATTTATCCTGCATAACCGACTCTATGTTGAGTACGAAGCCTATGGGCAGCAAACCGAACTCGACCACATGCCCGCTCTATATGACACGATCCCCGGCGCACGCGATTGGCCCATTAAGGCTGACTCAGCGCGCCCGGAGACAATCAGCTGACCGCGTGGGAGCGTGCAAGCAATCAGGTATTCAGCCACCGATTCTGGCGCGCATTTGCCAGGGCGGATGTAAGGCGGCTGGTGGGGCGCTGGGCTGGCATCCTGCTGCACGTTAAAGACAGCAAGGAGTGGGTTGAGCCGGTTGTTAAAGGCAAAGCGCTGCAGAAAATCACGCCGGTATGGGCAAGCGCGTTGAAGGTTGCCACCCGCGACAGCAATGGCGCTATCACGATGTGGCAGTACTCAGAGACACTATCGGACGGCAGCACTGCACAGCGTAAGATTCACCCTGACCGCGTTCTGATCATCGGCGATATGTCAGAGGACGAGATCGGTTTTCTGGAGCCGGGTTATAACGCCTGCGTCAGCCTGGAGAAAGTCGAAGGCGGCTCTGGTGAGTCGTTTCTGAAGAATGCGGCACGCCAGCAGAGTATCAACTTCGACAAAGAGGTCGATTTCAAAAATCTGGCCTCATTGTATGGCGTCACTGTGGATGAACTGCAGGAGCGTTTTAACGAAGCCGCACGCGAATTAAATCGTGGTAACGACACGCTACTGATTACTCAGGGTGCTCAGGTCACATCGATGGTTAACGTCGTCTCTGACCCGGAGCCCACCTATGAGGTGAACCTGAAAACGTTTTGCGCCTCGGTTGATATTCCTTCACGCATCATCGTTGGCAACCAGTCAGGTGAGCGGGCAAGTACTGAGGACCAGATTTATTTCAACAGTCGCTGTCAGTCACGCCGGGGTGATCTGTCGTTCGATGTTGAGGATATGGTCGATAAGTTGCTCTATCTGCAAATCATTAAACCAGTAGCAAAATTCAGCATCGTCTGGGATGAGTTAAACGAGCAATCCCCCTCTGACAAACTCGACAGCGCCAGCAAGATGAGCAGCATCAACCAAACCGCTCTCGCATCGGGGGAGCAGGTGTTCACGGTTGATGAAATCCGTGTTGCAGCGGGTTATGAGCCTGGTGGGGGTGAACCGCTGCCGGAGGATGACGATGACGACGAGGAGGAGTAAGAAGCCCAGGCTCGCTATCCTACCCAGCAGTAAGAAAGACCCGACCGGCATTGATCGGTTAGAGCGGAAGGCGATGAAGGATTTCGCCAGACGTATCAAGAAGGTCGGTAAAATTTATAAAGACGCACTTGAGCGATTCCCGGCATCCCTCGCCATTAACGCCCGCTATGAATACCAGCTCGATCCGGTGCTGCTGAACATGGTGCTCAACGACGCCAGCATTCTCACCGATGCCGTGCTGGTGGAGGGCGACCAGAACAACAACTGGTTCACTGAGAATTACGTTGAGGTTGCCGTTGTACGCGGGACCGCCCAGACATTTGCAAACCTGTCCCAGCAGTCAGCGACCTACCTGGCTGACAGGCAATCCCTCCAATCTCTGCTAATGAGCGAACCTTATCAGCGACGAATGACGCTGGTATACACGCGCGTGTTTGAGGAGATGAAGGGGCTATCGGCAGAGGTTAAGCGGAACATGGGGCGGGTGCTAACTGAGGGCATCGGGCGCGGGCTTCACCCCTCAGTAGTGGCTAAAAACCTGACCGCGCAGGCAGGTATTGAAAAGCGTCGATCTAACAGGATTGCCAGAACGGAGCTGACTACCGCGCTGCGGCGCGCGCGCTGGGATGAGGCAGACGAGGCAAGCCGAGACCTGGGCTTAAATATCCGGTTACTGCATTACTCAGCCCTCAGCCCCACAACGCGCCAGTCGCACGCCATCCGACACGCTCACCTTTATACAACTGAGGAGGTCAGGCGGTGGTATGCCATCGGAGCCAATGCGATCAACTGCAAATGCTCACAGGTTGAGGTGCTGGTGGATGTTAAAGGCAATCCTCCCAACTCAAAAATTATTGAGATGGCTCAGGGGGAATACAAACGATACATGGCACTCGCCGCCAACCATTCACATCACTGCTGCGGCCACCAGCATGCAGCCTAATCGAGACATAACCATGCCTATGCAGATTAACGTCACCACCAGGGTGAACAATCAGTCTATTCGCCGCGAAACGCATAACGGTCGTGCAGTCCGTTCGCTTTGAGGACACGTTTGATCGCCTTGTCGATGACTGGGCGATTATTACAGGAGGCTAATGTGGGCGTTAAAGTCAGTGGAATCAAAGAAGTCCGGCGCAACGTTAATCGCATTGTCGATAACATTCATGATCGGCGCATAGTTCGGGCGCTGACCGGCGCGATGATTGTCGGGGCAGCGCAGGCATCCATCTATACGCCAATCGACACCTCATACCTGCTGAACAGCCAGTTTCGTGAAATCGTGGTCAATGGCACCCGCATTACCGGTCGCGTGGGCTACACGGCCAGCTATGCAGCCTGTGTTCACGATCCGGCAATCCGGCAGCAATTCCGACGCTCTACGGCAGAGAAGGAATTCCTGACCAAAGGGTTTGAAGAAAGCCGCAATGTTATTGATCGCGTCGTGCAAAAGGAGATGTCGCTATGAATCCTCCAATGCACACCCGCGTGCGTAACCATTTTGTTGATGCGGGACTGACCACAGGGTTTACCACTCAGTTGCTGATGTGGAATGACACCGGCAATCAGGGCGAGGCGTTCATGGTTTTCCGTCCGGCTGGTGGCACGCCAATCGATGCTGTAATCAGCGCTGAATATTATGTGATGGTCGATGTGGTTGGCGCTAAAGGGGGGAATGGCCGGGTAGACGCCGCCGTTCAGGACATTATCGAGCACGTTAAATCCAACCCGACAGGCAATCCCTGCCTGGGGCAGATAACCAATATGGGCGGAATACCTGCGCCAATCCCTACAACGGAGGGGCGTCTGGTTTATCGCCTGATGTTTTCCTGCCTCTACGGCGAATAAAAAAACTTTTTGAAATCACAGGTCGCTCAGGCGGCCTTTTTTTATGAAATGAGGAGTTATATGGAAGGGTGCAAAAGCACGTTTGACCGCCTGATTGGCCGCGCCAAAACGCTTGAACTGGCCTATGGTTGCCCCGATGCTCGTCCGGGCGAGGCAGAGTGGAAATTACTCGGGTTACCGACATCGGCAACATGGGATATGAGCCCCGAATCACTGACGTCAGACGCAGATGATGGCGGGTTCACGTCAACCATGATTGCCAGTCTGGACCCAACCTACTCTATTGAGGGTGAGGTCCGCGTTAACGATCGTTCTGATGAGTTTGGCATTCAGCAATTCACCAAATATTTCGTTGATGAAGTTAAGGCGCGCCGCAATCCAACGGTCTGGATGCGTTTCCATTGGGGTAACTACTATCACATCGGTTATATGGTGGCATCTGGCCTCAGTGACGGCGGTGGTGTTAAAGAAATCGTGACCTATAGCCTTGAGCTAAAACTGAATGAAGGCACCACTTTCGCAATTGAACCTGATGGAGAAGACGAAGCCGTAACCGGCGTGACAGTCACACCCACCAGCGCCAGCATTGCCGTAGGGGCATCCACCAGCTTCACCGTAAACGTTGCGCCAGCGCCAGCAACCGTGTTTAACCGTTCCAATACCACAGACGCGGGCTATTCGCTGAGTTATGAAATGACGTTGCCGGGTGGGTATGACGGCGTTGAGGTGCAGTACCGCAATCCAACTACTAACAAACAGGCGTTTATCCGCTACCGCGTGCGCAACCATCAGATCGAGCTGGGAACGCCAGCCAAAGCGAAAAAATTCGAGATGATGTATGTCCGCGATGATTTTCAGGCCGACTACCGCGCGCAGAAAGAGTGCCGCCGCCTTATTTACTCGCGTATGAGCATGGGCATAACGGCGCTAGCGGATGGCGAGTGGTGCAACGTAGGGGATATGGTCCAGGTGCCAGATACCTACGACACAAACCATCAGGCGGGCTATATCGTCAATCGCTCGGGCAACGATTTCGAAACGAATGAGCGGATCACATTCATCGGAGCGATGTTCGTCATGATTACCGACAGCATGGGAAACACAACCGCCCGTTATCCGGCCACGCCGCGCAGTGATACTGACTATGGGTTTACTGCTGCTATCCCGGCTATCGACCTGAATATTTATGACGGGCTTCAGGTGCAATCCCCATCGAGATATGTGATTGCCACGACTGAGGAGCTCGACGCTACGCGCTGGATAATTACTGAAAAACAGCCTAGTAGCGATGGGACGACAGCGCTTACCCTCACAGAGTACAGCGACCTGATTTACCCCTGATTAACGCATCCCATCACCAAGCCAGCCTCGCGCTGGCTTTTTTTATGGAAAATATATGGCTACCCAACCAACCAACAATCCAGTACCCAGCGAATCGCCTCGCGACCTGAAATTCAACGCCGGTAAAGTCGATGAGTTCGTCACGTCACCCTCGGGGGAATACACAGACCGACTCGGTGGCAAACATAAAACCATACGCGGAATGGAGGCTGATTTTGAAAACCAGCTCAGCAGCCAATCTGAACGGTTTAATACCCAGCTCAGCGGGCAGGATAAACAGTTCACCGACCAGATCACCAGCCAATCCGATCAGTTTAATTATTTCATTCAAAACTCGGGCTATGAGGTGGTCGGCGACTATGAGAATGGTCCGCTCACAATCAATTCGTACAACCAGATTATTCGTTATCAGGGGGAGTTCTATAAACTCACTGGCGCAACAGAAATTCCCTGGACGACTACCGGCAATGATACCACCAGCTGGGCCATTGACTCTGCCCAGCTGGTGGGCGTTGCAGATGCCGCGCTACGTCAGGAGCTGGCCGGTAACGATGGGCTAAAACAGATAGGTCAGTGTCCCGATATCATAACGCTGCGGTCTACAGAGCCCGAAATGGATGGGCAGCGAATCGTTGTTCGTGAATACACCATTGGCACGGGTCACGGCGGTGGCACGTTTGTCTATTGGAAGAAAGACACCACGTCAGCAGACGATGGCGGCTACATTATCGTGACCAAGGGGAGCAAGCGCTGGAAGCGCGATAGTGACCCCAAAGATCTGCACATTGAGCATTTTGGCGCAATACCGGATGGGAAAACGGATTGTATCAATGCCATCAGAATGATGGACGCATGGAGCCAATCACAGTCCGATAATTGCAGCTTTATTGGTGTCCAGTTTCCTGCCGGGGATTTTGCTGTTTCATCATGGGATACCAGCGATACATACCGCAGCCTGTTCAGGCTAGCCGGGGCTGGGGGGCAGTTTTATGGATACAATAACCCGACAAAGCTGATTCTTATCGGTGACGCAGGCTCGGTTGCATTTTCAGTGCAGTCCCGCCGCGTGGAAATCATTAACATCGAAATTTATGCCCAATATGATAATGACGGCAAGGTCAGGCATTTTTTCAAAAATATCTGTCCCGCAGGGCAGTATATTCGCGTCTCAAATTTTAGAGCATCGTATGTTGGGGGGCGGACATTCCAGTTAATGGACACACTGGATGCGAAATTTGACCAGTTTTATACGAGCTACACCTATGACAATATTTTCAGGGTTCTGGCCTCTGGAACAACGTCGGGCGGCTGGAATCACTCAACAGCGGTGGAGTTAACAAACTTCAACATCCAGCATCATCTGTGTGAGGAAAGCCAGCAGGGGGCGTTATTCATACCTAACTGCGGTCAGTCTCTGATATGGAATGGCTGGATTGAACATTGCACATATCCGGGCAATCTCACCTTGGGGCAATGGAATATTCATTCGCTCTCGATGGAGACTAATACTAACCCACTTTATATGTCACAGAGTCGTTTCATGAATTACCTATTCAGTAATCCTACTGGAAAGGGAATTGATGTTGACACACAAATGACAGTCGCCTATGACACCGGGGAATATACTTCCCGCTCAGTATCCACGTATGAAAAGGGCTATGGAGAATGGAATACTCACGGCCTGTATTTAAACTCCCCGATTCGTTACGACTTCAACGCAACGCAGAAATATGTTTCTAATATAACCGCTGCACCCATTTGGGTATATGTGGGACATTTTTTTCTGCCTACATTGGCGCAAACGATGAATATCAGAGTGATCGGCAGGGCAGGTTATAGCTCAGCATCAACGCACGCAGGGATAGATGGCGGTGCGGTCATTTCAGTTCAGAACAGGAGTTCGGCAAGCTCAACCGTATCATGGCATGCGCCCCGCAACGGGGGCATCCTAGATGTCGTCTATACACAGCCCTATGAGCGTGACACTCACATTTACGTGAAAATTCCGGCCTATTCTCGTGTTGGTTTCTTTGCAGAAACAAATGGCCTTTTGAGAAAGGATACTGGCACGCCCACTTACATACAGTGGGATATGTCAACAGTAGCGGATATTTCCACACTGACTACACAGGATGCTGTATCAACATGTAGTCTGGGTACTACAAGCGCTGGCCTAATCGCTGATGGCGAAAACAATCTGCTCTATCTCTATTCAGCTGCTGATACGGTCGGCGAGCTTGATGTTCTCAGGTTGGGCGTAAATGACAAGATAAAGAGCTTACCTTTAATGTCAGGAGGTGCATGGAAACTTCCTGTCTATTACTTCGAAGATCTTCCTGCGGCGGCCAGTAACTGGTGGTCGATTTGTATATGCAGAGCGTTTATCTGCGCAGATAACGTCGTTTATAAAACACAGGTCGTACATAGTGACGGAACCTATTGGCGACCACAGCAAAATCCATCAACTTATATCATAGGGTCTGCATAAATGAGTATTACCGTACAACAGCAGGTACAGACGACCACGAGTTATGACAATTTTGGCGTGAGCGTTGAGGGGCTGCTGGCCACTACAGATGTGACTTACACAATCGAAAGAATTGATAATTTTGACGGTAATTTAGCTACCGGCGTTTTCAGGGTCCAAATAGGTGAAACTTACTCAACCGAAAGATTTCGCTTCATGTTTAAGTACAGTGGGCAGGGCAACCCGTTGGAACAGGCTGAAAGCGCGCTTCAGGCATGGTTTGATTCACAGGCAGAGAACGCGATAGTTGATTAAGAGCATATCTGGTACTGAATAAGGTGGGTGGCGGGATAGCAATGCCTGCAAGATGGTTGTTTAAAGTCAATAAGTTCATATGCTTACAGAAATAGATCTGTATAACCGATCAATATTTGAAAATTGATCGGTACAACCAGTTAGGACCACCGTAAAACTGAGTATATTTTGTTCATGGTTAGAGGGAGCTTAATAGATGAATAGGAGAACAACGTGGACGTTAATATTATTTGGATGCGTGATAGCGTGGATAATAATGATATTTTTTGTATTAAATATTTATAAAAAATATTGGTTTTACTTTTGAAGTGCCAACACCAGCCCGGCTAATGCCGGGTTTTTTGTGTTTAAATAATTTTTATGGAATGCGTCTCGCATACTTGAGCCACTGTCCTGTATTTTCAGGCCGACGGATTTAAAATGAGGCTTCCGACAAATTAGGAGGCACTATGGAACAGGAATTCGAGGCGCAGGCCTATGACGCAGTATGCAGGGCAATGGGTGAGGCTGTCTGGCAACTGGTTGCTGGTGGGGAGCCAGTGAGACCGGATTACATTGCCAGCAAAATTCTGGCTCTTTCAGATCGTCGTGATGATCTGGCGGCCAGCATTGCATTGTCAGTGCTTTCACAGGCCTAAAAAGGCGACGGCTCAGGCAGTACAAATCCATTCCTTAAAGCAATCAATGTCCGTTTTGTGCCAAAAGCGGAAGTAGCTAATAACAGTTTGTGTGGATCAAAGGGGAGAAGATCAACTTTATTCTGCATTCCTAACACTCAGATGGCGATTTGTTTACAATGTGCTCATGAAACCAAAGAGTGAGAACGGGAATGCACAATTTGTTAAATATGCTGCGCTACAAGAGTGAGGGGACTGATATTGACTTCAAATCTGCCCAGTACCGCTTTAACAATGGCTCTGAGAACGATAAATCAGAACTGCTTAAAGATATTCTCGCTATAGCTAACTCCTGGCGCGATGGCACCGGATATATCCTATTGGGGTTCAAAGACCAGCGCCCCAATCCTGCGGAAGTAGTTGGAATCCATGACAGCATTGATGACTCCCGAATTCAGCAGTTCGTGAACGGCAAGGTGAAGCCGAAGCTTACATTCAGCTATGAGGAGCACTTGTATGAAGGTAAGACCATCGGCATCATTTCAATCCCTAAACAGAAGCGCCCGTTTTATCTCACGAGCGCTTATGGAAAACTTAAAAGTAATGTCGTTTATGTCCGAAGAGGAAGCAGCACTGATGAAGCCGAGCCTGTCGAAATCATAGCTATGGGGCATGAAGACAATGGTCGTGCGGAGATGAAAATCGAGCTGTCCCTGCGCACTCCTGATAATGATACTCTTCCCCACAACTTTACCACACTTACCTTCATTTCACTCAGGAATTTCCAGACTACAAAAGGCCCTCAAAACCACCAGGCCCTTTTGGCATGCTCGATACTTCAAGTATCCACAACGACAACAAGGATTTCTGGCGCGAGTACGCAGAATACATGCGGATCAATGAAGCACTTATTGTGTTAAAACTAGTGCTTGTCAATCGTTCTGGCGTGCAATTATCCAACCCAAAGGTTGAACTAACCATTGAGAAAACAGATTCCCATGTGCAGGTAATCGCAGAAAATGATTTGCCTGGAGAGCCAAAGCCTACGTGGAATATACTCAACAGAGTGGCTTTTAAAGAAGGCTCATGGCTTCACAGGGATAACAAGCTGGAGATAATCGAAGGTGCCGAGGTCCCGGAATGCCACATTCGCTTCAGATCTCTATTGCCCGGGGAACAGGCTAGTTCGGAGTTAATTGCAGTTTTGCCGGAAGGTCCGGGAATTATTCACATTCGTTTGCGGATTTTAGGCGGTGAATTAGCCACGCCGATTGAACAAGAGTACGCAATTGAGACAATTGGTGAGCGTCTCTCTCTAGACTTTGAGGGGTTCAGGGATTACGTCACCACTGAACAAGCGAAGTGA